AGCCCCTATTGCGCTCGAAATTAGGGCATCCCAATGACGGCAGGGACTCCAATCATCGCTCATTTGAACCAAAATATCCCCTTTAGCCATTTTCGCCCCATAGTTCCAAGCGTTAATGATTCCGCCGGGGTTGGCTCGGATGGCTTGGTGAGGTGTGTAATCCTGTGGGTCATCGTGATCGACTACAAAAATCCATTCAACTTCTAGGGGCTTTTGGGCTAGGCAAAGCCATTGAAACCTTCTTTGCCAAGCAATCTGCGGCCTCCCCTTTGTGGCGTGAATGACTGATATTTTGGGGGCGGGTCTTGCCTTTTTAATCTTTTCGGCCTCACCCTTTTTCCCAACAGAGACACAAGCGGTTTCGTAAATATCCATCGCTTGCCATTGATATATTGATTCGACCAAGTTCCAATAGTGGGCAGTTGGTCTTGGTAGGCTCATCGCCGCCCTAGCCGAACCCCAAGCCTTGTTCCATTGCCCTCTGGCGGAATATTCAACCGCCAACCAATAATGTGCCTCTCTCCTGTCTGGCTGAATGGCGACCGCTTCCCCAAGATATTTTAGCTTTTCCTCATTTGTGGGGGCGCATCGTCCCATATTACATAAAACATCATATCGAAGGGTGTCCTCTAGCTCTGCAAATTGTATAGCTAGCTTGCCATATTTCATGCAATCCGCCCAGTTCGTGGTAAGAAAATGCTCTTGTTGGGTATAGTAAAGGGCGTTCGGGGTTGGTTCTAAGGTATCCTTAAGAATGGCAAAGTTTCTATCTGCCGAGGTCTTTTTATAGCCTTTTGGCCTGTGAACCCTAACGACTTTATCAATCCCAAATATCTTGGTTTGATCCTCTGCTACTAGCATTTCGTGAACTCTGTTTTTCCATCTGCATTTCCCCTTTAGGCTTATCATTTCTCGAAGGGGGATGAGGCCAGCGTTTTCCACATTATAGCGAAACGCAATCAGTTGGGCTTCCCTTTTCTCTGCCTCTGTTATCGCCTCATCAATAACCGCCTCTGCCCCCGGTTGCATCTCATCGTCAGCATCCACCCACATTGCCCACTTCTCGGAGCAGGCATCCAAGGCGGTGTTTCTGGCCGTGGCAAAATCGTCTATATGCCCCCAATCTTTTCTCTGATTCTCATAGCGAACCACCTTAGCCCCTGCGTCCAGAGCAACCTTTTCCTCTTGGGCTGTCGAAGCTGACCCCCCTGCAAGGCAAACAACAAACTCTTTTGCAATGGGTTTGAAGCTTTGAAGAACTCTTGATAAATACTCGGCTTCATTGGAGCCAACAATTAGGTAAACAGATAGAGGATTTTTCATTGTCTAGGATTTCAAGGTAGGATTTATGTCAATTCATAAAAGAAGAAGGGGCTAGAGTTTTTTAGGCTCTAGCCCCCTCAAGGAACCACACAATCTATTTTATCAGCTAAAGGAGGTCGTGATACGAACTCCGGCATTAGCGTCAATGACCTTCTCGCTGGTGTTCATGCGAACACGAAGAACATTGGAACGCCGAGCCTCATCGCGGTAGCTCTCGGAAACGAAACCGCCCGGAGCGTCCGCCGACCAAACCAAGGTGCGACCAATTCCGCCAGCGGTGAACTGCCCACCCTGCACATTGGCAACGGTGATGAAGGTGTTCGGATAGATGAACCCACCCGAGTAAGCCTTGTTCTTGTTTGCTGAGTTGATGGCCGCACGGCCAACCAAAACCCTCTGCACGCCAAGAGCCGCCGCGATTTCAGCCTCGGAGAGCAAGCGACTACCAGTATCGGAGATAACTCCGAAGAACTGATTTTGAAGCTTGGTCGTCCGGCGGATACGCTCGAACACGGGGGCGGACATGATGACGCAGTTGGCCTCGTAACCAAGCTTGTTCAACTCGGTGCGAGCATTTGCCACATCGCCAGCGACATCAATGACTGCCAGATTCGCATTAGTATAAGCGGAGATAGCGGATTGGTCGGCGGTTGTGAAGGGCGTTTGAGTCGCATTCACAATGTCGCTCACTCGCTTCTCGTGGCCGATTTTCAACTGGCGCAAGAGGTAGCGAGCCGATGATGCCTCAAGATCGAAGAAACGATCAGCGTCAGCCTTGAAGGAATCATCAACGAGTTCCTCGAGTCCGAACTCGATCGTGTCGTAGGTATCCGTCCCGAAGGAGCGGGTAACACGGGCGTAGTCTGAACCAGCCGAGCGAGCCTTGGAATCATTGTTAAGGAGATCGGCCTGCGCCAACTGCACCTTGAGGTATTGCCCACTCTTGACCGCAACGGGGAGGAGGGGGAAGATTTCCGCACCGACCAGCCCGGTGTCGGCGTTGGGGGCTTCGACCAATGCTTGATTGATGTCGCCCCGAATTGTTGCACCGCCAGCGATATAACTCATTTTCTATTTTCCTTTGTTAGTGTTTAATCTTTAGTCAATTTTCAGAGGAATCGCAATTTCGATAACCGCGTTGGTTGCCGAAGCTCCCTCAAGGGCGATACCAGCCGAAACAAGGTTAGTTGCGGCAGTCGTCACAAGGCCGGAAGCATCGAAGGAGAGTGAGTCTCCAACGGCGCATGTCCCGCTGATTGTGGCAAAATAGGTGGGGTGGAAAAGCTTCACCTCGCCATAACCAAGGGCCGGAACATCCTCTTGGGTGATTCCGATCGCCAAGGTTGCCCCGGTAACCGCCGCCTCTGCCCGACCCGATACTGCCGTGGTCTGAACGATGCGGAACGCAGAGATTGCGTTGGTAAATTGGAAAGTTCTCGATAATCCGTCAATCTGGGTTGCCATTGTCTTTTATCCTTTGTTAGAGTTTGGAGATGCCACGGCTGAGAGCCTCGGCATATTCCTTGGGGTTGGAAAGCATCACGGCCTTCATAGCCTTGAGCTTTGAAGTTCCGTAATCAGCGTGAGCCGCCACGAGTGCTTCAAAATTCTTCGGTTCTTCCTTTTTGGGAGCCTCTTCGACAACAGGAGAGGCGGGAATGGGCTTAATGCCAAATTCCGTCAGCACCTTTTTCACAACCTCGGAAAGTTCCTCGGTCTTGGCTTCGGGCTTCGCGGCCATCTCTTTGTCGTTGTCTTCTTTTTCCTTCGGCTCAACCTCGATCTTGGGAGCCTCGGCCATCTTCTCTTCTTTTTTCTCTTCGTCCTTGGGTTTGCCAGCCTCTTCGAGAGCGGCCAAGCGAACTTTAATGTCTTCGATTTCTTTTCCGTAATCAGATTTGTTTTCCATATTATTTTTTTCCTTGGGTGTCAAATCTTCTTCGGTTGCGGGAATGGTTTTGCCATCAACCATATATCCCATTTTCGTTGTGCCTCCGCTATTCTGGGTTTCGGTTTCTTCTCCGCTTTCCTTGAAATTTTTCTTAATCATTTGCCCCGTACGGAATGGGTTCTTGCTTGGTTTAAATGCCTTGGGGCGAGTGATTTTCTGAAACTGCTCCATAAAGGCAACCATCTCTTCAAAGAGGCCGTTGGTCGCCGCAGGGCTACTTACTAGGTCGGCGGAAGCGATAGATTGCGGACGGATATAGTCTTTGCCGTCTATGGTTTCAGACTCGTTCACAAAAGCTAGGGAAACGCCGAACTGGTCGGGAGCTTCTGCGGCCATTTCTTTTATGAGGCCATAATGGGGCGAGTTGCGGAGCAGGCGAAGGTCTGCGACAAGCTTGTTGCCTTCGATGCGGGGATTGCGGGCAAGGGCGCACACGCTCGATAATCCCGTCCCATGATCGACCTTTACCTTAATGCCGTTGGGGGCTTTCTTCATAATGGCAAGGGCTTTTTCTAGGCTCACCTTGTCCACGAATAGGTCATGCCCTTTCGCCTCGCCCTCCTCTAAAATGGACACTCCCGGCAATTCCAACTCTTCCATTTCCTCATCCTCATCGCGGTAAGTTCTATAAGCAACCGCCGCCCTCTGTGTTTCATCGGGAAAATCGCTGATGGCCTGTTCGTTGCCCATAAAGCGACCTACAAAGTCTTGTTCCGATTCGTCTGCTCTGGGTGTGGGGAGGGGCATAGATTTTTCCTATATGTCAAAGAAGGTCGCCATCGGCCTTGCGGTAGGATTCTTTAACATCTCCCCCGCCAGCCATCTTGAGAAACTTGTTCACCCTAGCCATTGCCCAAGCGTTTCGGCTGTTGGGCTTTCCGCCTGTAATGGTTGGCCTAAAGCTGGTTGAGAATGCCCCTGCTCCCCTTCTAAATACTTTCTTTAGCGTTCCAAGGCTAGGGGCGGTTTTCTTGGGGTGATCTTTTTTGAACTCGGCAATCTTGTTCTTAAGTGCCTCCTCGTTCTCAACTGAAATTTGAATATCGCCAGCCTCGGAGCGAGTCGCCGCCGTGCCTTCGGGATTCTCCTTTGAGCCTTTGATTTGTTCCTTGGGAGGGGCGGGGGTTTGTGCCGCCGACTTGGGGCCGGGGCGGGCTAAATCGACATCGCCCTGCATTTGTCTTTTTACCCATTCTGCATCTTCATATCTTGGAAGCTGGTCTTCCCCGTCTAGGATATTAATTTTCATTTGGTCGCCCTTACTTCATACTTGATTTTTAATTTTCTAGCAAGTTCTTCTGCCAATAAATGATGATGGTTGCTATTTGCAAATGTCCAGCTTGACTTTCCAGAATCAATTTCTTTTTTTATTTTTCTTGAAACTCTTGCAGTTGCCCTCCTTATTTCCCCGTTTA